CGTTTATCCACGCCCTTGTGGTGTGGGTAAACATGTGGGAAACCTTGTGGGCATACTCTGGAAATATGGGATCTTCTGAACCTTCTATAATCTCAATTACTATCTTAATAGAGGATTTGGATGTGGTCAAGAGGTAAATATAATTTACCCCTAACAGCAGAAAAGAAAACGCAGAAAATGCAAAAAAAGAATTGATTTTTCTGCAATTTATGATATGATGATGGTGGTAAATTCCATATGGAAGGAGGTGGGCAACATGGGCAAAATGATAGAGGTGGAGGGCTTCAAGGCTTTCCGGGGATGGATGGAAGTTCATTTCCCGATAACGAATGAGTACATGATGATTGAAGGGGAATGGCTGTATATGCCTGATCCTGATTGCTGGTATTGCAAGGGGAAATCATATCCTGCTGAATTCTGCAAGGTTTGGGAAGTGGAATGATCCTGTCGCAAATGGTCAAAAAATGTTCACTTGAACAACATTATTCTATCGTAATATTTTGAAGGAGGACGGATGAAAAGTGGCGTTAACAAGAAATAATGTTGCTTATAATCTGAATGAATCACCGCATCGGCTGGAGGTGCCTTATGATGATCAGCAGATCCTGATCTATGTTTTTTCCAGCGACTTTTACAAGACGAATTTTTACAATAGATTCCTAGACAACCGGGAGAAGATTAGCGAATCTCTTTCCAAGCGCTTCGGCTTTCATGTCGAAAACGATCTTCTTTCCGATCTGAAGCTGTACACCAGCATCGAGAAACGGGGATTCTTAGTGATTAAGGGTGAGGAAAAAATCGTATGCCAAGAAAATATAACATTAGATGGAGCGAAGCTGATGAAGCTGAGCTGAAGCGTGTGGTTAAAAACTTCAATGCGAAGTTGACCCGGCTTGCAAGCAAGGATCCGCAAAACAAAAATGCGCTGCCTGAGAGAGTCAGTGCAGCGCAATTACGGGATCTGATCGAAACCCGGCAAGATCTGAATCGGGAGCTGAATGCCCTTCGGCGTTTCTCCGAGCGTGGAGCAGAAGAGCTGGTTGATGTTCCCGATAATGATTATAACCTAAAAATCACGAAGTGGCAAAAAAAAGAAATGACACGGCGTGAAGTTCTTGTGAATCAAAAGCGGAAGCGGCAGCTGGAGCGTGTTGCCGATATCGATATGACTTCCAGAGGCGAAGCCCTGGGTTATAAGAAGGGCGAAATCGGCATGGGAAAAGCGGAGCGCATTGCGCTGGAGCCAGTTCGGGCGTTTACGCCATCGCAGAACCGCCGAGATCTGAACAAGCGATTCAAGCAGCTCCGGAAGGAGAGCATCAGCACATACTGGGATAAACGGAACGAGATAATGCGCACGAATTACATTGCAGAGATCGAACGCAATTTCCCGGAAGCACTTGTGAAGGATGTAACCGAACGGATCCGGGAAATGGATTTCGATGAATTCCGGAAAGTGTTTGAAGCTGAAGATCAAGGAAAATTCCAGTTCAACTATCCGTTGAACAAGGGCGATCAACAAAAATATGCAACCGCCCTGCGATCCATCTGGATCCCCAAAAAATAATTAGGGTGTGATACCATGCGAACATTTGTCGCAGACTTTGAAACCACCACCACGGAGAAAAACTGTCATGTTTGGGCGTGGGCATTGTGTGAGGTTGAGGATCTGACCAATGTTTATATAGGAACCGATATATATGATTTCATGGATATGTGTGAGCAGCTCCGGGATAATTTGCGAGTGTATTTCCATAACCTGAAGTTCGATGGACAATTTATTATTTCGTGGTTGTTTCAAAATGAGTTCCAGCTGGTGAAGGATTCAAGAGATCGTGCAACAAGAACCTTCAAAACCATGATCAGCGATGAAGGATTATATTATGCGATCGAAGTGATTTTCTATAAGAAGGGCAAGAACATAAAAAAGGTTACATTCTACGATTCTATGAAGCTGCTTCCGATGAGCGTGGAGAAGATCGCAAACAGCTTCCATCTCCCGATCAGCAAGGGGAAGATCGATTATGATGCGCACAATCATCTTCCCTACGGAAGCCCTCTGACCGAAGAAGAAAAGGAATATATCATCAATGATGTGCGGATCGTTGCGCATGCAATCGACTTCTTCCAGAAGCAAGGTCTGGATCGGATCACGATCGGCAGCTGCGCAATGGCTGAATATAAGAAAATAATCGGTCAACGGGCGTTTGATCGCTTGTTCCCGGTGCTGCATCATCACGATGATATCAAACAGAGCTATCGGGGCGGCTTCACCTATGTGAACCCGAAGTTCGCCGGGAAAACGCTGGGGAACGGCGTGGTGCTGGATGTGAACAGCCTGTTCCCGTGGGTGATGCGAACGAAGCTGCTGCCACACGGAACGCCGATATTTTACCGGGGGAAATATGAAACGGATGAGCTATACCCATTATATACGCAGATGTTCACCTGTCAATTCGAGCTGAAGCCGGGCAAGATCCCCACGATCCAGAACCGGAGATTCGGAAGCAGCGAGTATATTACATCTTCGAATGATGAGGATGTAACGCTGTGCCTGAATAGCGTGGATCTGGATCTGTTTCTGGAGAATTACGATGTATTCAATCCGGTGTGGCATAACGGATGGAAGTTCATGGGATCAACGGGCTTGTTCGATGAGTATATCGACAAGTGGAGCGAAGCGAAGATCCAAGCCCGGAAGGATGAAAACTGGGGATTATACATGATCGCTAAGCTGTTCCTAAATTCATTATACGGAAAATTCGGAACCAGCAGAACCAGAAGATCAAAGATCCCGTACATGGATGGCGATGTGGTTGCCTATAAGGATACGGATCCGGAGCAGACTGATGGTGTATATGTGGCGATGGCTTCCTTTATAACCAGCTACGCAAGAGAAAAGACGATCAGAGCTGCGCAGCAGATCTGCGATGATTATGAAGCCGGGCGCAGCAGAATCCAGTTCTGCTATGCTGATACGGATTCCCTGCATTGTATCAGCGAAGATCATTCCCTTCCGGAAGGGCTGCATATTGATAAGTATGAGCTGGGCGCATGGAAATACGAATCCCGTTTCGATCGGGCGAAGTTCCTGCGAAGCAAGTGCTATATAGAGCGATCAACGGAGAAGGTGGATGATCCAGCTGCGGAATACAAATTGAAGGTTACTGTTGCCGGCATGCCTGAAGAGTGCCATGATCAGGTAACATTCAGCAACTTCCAGATCGGCGCAACATATTACGGTAAGAAAACTCCGAAGATCGTGCCGGGCGGCGTGGTGCTGACCGATATTGACTTTACCATAAAACGGTAGTATATTATTATTCGGAGATAATATTGAGTTACATGATCAGTTCGCTTTCCGGGAACCAACGGTGAAGAGCCGCCCGGATGCGTTTTGGGGTGGTTCCTACTGTTCAACTCTTTATTATCTCCATTTTATTTTAGGAGAAATTAATGGAAACAAACAATAATAGATTTAATGAGTGGCTGAATCAGAATGGGCTTGTAATCAGAATATGCGAAGGCGCTATAACAATCTGTGACGGCGATTGCGAACATTGCGGAGAGGAAGAATTCGAAGATGGAATGTGAAAAGAAAGAATGCATTTTGAATATTGACGGGCGTTGCATCTGCGGCAGCCGGGAACGGCTGGAATGCGATTCCCATGCAGGAGTTGAAGAAAATGAATGAAATTGATGTGAGCATGTTCTGGGATCTGGGAAAAACCCTGACATATAATTCCCTGATCAATGTGATCGTGGGCAACCGGGGCGGCGGTAAAACCTACGGAGCGAAGAAACGGGGCATCGATCAATTCATAAAGAACCGGGAACAATTCGGATACATCCGAAGATACAAGGACGATCTGAAGGAACCGATGCAACGCTTTTTCGATGATATCCGGGATGCGTATCCTGAATATGAATTCAAAACCGATGCGAAGCATTTTTATATTCGGCTGCGCCCGGAGGATCCAAAAGAGAAATGGACGGATGAAGATATCGCTGGGTATGGCTTTGTGCTTTCCACCGCCAGCAACAAAAAATCAATCGCCTATCCGAACATTACAACGCTGATCTTCGATGAGTTCCTGCTGGATAAGGGAAACATCATGTATCTATCCGATGAGCCGATCAAGCTGCTGAACCTTTACGAAACGGTTGCCAGACCGGGCACCGGTCATCCCCGTGTTGTGCTGTTCATGCTGGCGAATGCTCTGAGCATCACGAATCCGTATTTCCTTTACTGGAATTTGAGAATGCCCACGAAGCAAGATAAAAATGGTAAATGGATCTGGAGGCAT